GCAACTTTAAGATGGTCAGAAGTTGCTGAGGGAGTTTCACCGCCTGAAACTGTCAGAGCTTGATTTGTAAGGAGGTCCACGGGATCGAAAGTAAGAGGAGAGTACATTATACCCTCCTCACTCAAGTACTACGTACTCACAGAACAGTATCAGTTTTCCGGCAGTGAGATTCTGCTCACCAATTGTAAGCGTGAGCTCCCTAGCTGCCGTTGTCTGTTTTGAGAAAGTCGCTGCCGTCCCTGTCTGAATCCCTTCATGATGCCCGGCTGCATAGTTATTAGCCGATAATGCAGTAGCGGCAGCAATCCCCGCCACGTCATCAGTAGGGATTGATAGAGCCACAGTAGCAGTATTATTGGTAGATGCCAGACTGGACAGGACAGTATACCACGATCTTGTGATAATTGCATTATCTGGGAGTGAAACACCAAGCCCAATGCTTCCAACTGCGCCTCCCTTGTCAGCAAAATCATATGTCGCCCTTGCGATTCTTTTTGCATGAAGACCATCAGCCGCGTAGCTTGTAAGCATGGCTTCATCGACTGCACCGGCTGCAATGGTTACGGCTCCTGTGTTTGCTAGAGTCGCATCCCCTGACATGTTTACAGGGGTGGCTACACCTGACCCATTACCGACTATAAATTTAGTGCTCGCGAGTGCGGAGCCTGCTCCTCCTGCTGCTGCTTCAATTAATACGCCATGTGCTGCAAATTCCGCGTCGACTAGAGTAAATTCGGATGATATTTTTTTAGAAAGAGATCCCGCGTTTTCCCTGAATGCTCTTTCTGTAATTGCTGTATATGCCATAATAAAAATCCCCTTGATGTTATGTACTCAGGAAGTCCAAAAATAAAGAACAGGAAATTAAATTCCTATATCTGTTGCGATTGCATAAGGTTCGTGCATTACAGGCACATTGTCATACCACATCTGAATCACTTCTTCGTGGGTTTCCTGATCAGTGTACCTGTTATAATTGAACCCATACGCGAGGGTCTTGCTGATCTTCTGACCGTTGACCATCGTAGTATAGTTTCCGTTCAGGATAGAATATCTGCGACTTGGGTTGTAATACACTGTGAGCCCTGGGTTGTTTCTGTCCATTGCAATGACTGACCCCTCTGAAACCCCGGAAAGCAGCCTGTGAACTGTCGCACCGACTACAGGGACATCTATGGAGTCCTTATTTCCATTTGCAGGAATGCCGTAAAGGTTCTGCTGTTTGAAGTCTCCTATATCAATGCTTGTCAGGTACTTCTTGAACTCCTTGAAATTTGTCTTATGAACAAAAACATCAGTGAGCCTGTAAGGATAGCCTTCGCGGATAAATACATCTTCAAGGTCTTCAAGGTCAGCTATGGGGGTAGCATTTGCATCGGACCACACTTCCGCAGGAGCCCAGTCTCCTGCAAGGGCTGTTGCACTTGCGGTTATTTCATCCGAAATCCTGTCGTTGAAGTCCTCGGCGATCCAGAAAGCGGTTTTTCTGAAAGCCCTCTGAATTTCGTCTACTCCTTCGGTGTAGTCCAGGGCATCCTGGTCAATTTTGATTGCAAAACCTTTCTTGTTCAGGATAGCAGACTTCATTGAAAACTGAGAAATGTTTACATAAGTCCACTGGCCTGAAGTTGTTTTGAGTTTTGGGGTTTCTTTTTTCGTGTCTGTAGAGTCTGAAACCGTCTCCTGCTTATACCCCACCACTGGAGCTGTAGACTGGACCATTGGAAACATATCTGTCCAAGCGAGCAGGGGGTTCATAATTTCGAACATATGGGGGATAACAAATCTCTTAGTAAGAAATTCTTCATTAGGTGATGATACGGACATTTTTCAACCCTCCTTAAGTTGTCACCGTTCCAAATCCTTTGAAACCAATGAGAACAGAAACAGTCTCAGAATCCGACTTCGCAGCATATGTCAGCGGAATCATATCAGCAGAGCCACCGCTTGAAACATCGACTACAGAAAGCCCATTTGCTGCCAAGCTCGCACTTGCACCTATGTTAAGTTTCCCTGTTGTGCCTGGCGTGATAGCGGCTTCATCTGCACATACCAGAGTAGCTTTGAAAATGCTCATTGGAACATACAGCTGAACAGTTGCAATCCTGTAATAGCTGCCTGCAAGCATTGTTGCCCAGGTTTCCTGTGAGGTAGAGGGCTGCCTGACCCATTTCGGTTCGTCAATAATCCTACCTATTGCAAGATCTGACCCGTTTGCTGGAAGAGTAACTACGACATTATTCCCGGTTGCATCTGCGGTATTTGCAGTATCAGCCGAAAGAGAAACAACATCAAACTGTTTTATTTCACTCTCTAGAGTGCAAACGGTAGTTTTTCCCCATGGACCATAAGCAGAAGTATTGACTGTTATTTTACCTTCCTTGAGAATTACGGGAATCTGAGTTACGAAACCATAATCACCTGAAATTGTGTTTGCAGCCATGCTTAAGCCCTCCCGAGTCTGGAATTAAACCTGTTTTTGATGGACTCGTAAGACTCTCCTTCGTCGTCCTGTTGCGTATGAGAAGAACTTCCTACACCTTTTGAAGCCCCGACTTTCAGAATTGCCGTGATACTCTTAATCTGTTCAAGAGTCGGATTCGTAGCGAGGTAGTTTTCAGCAGCCTCTTTACTCATTACAGTCCCAAGGTCACTTACTGCGTTTTCTCTTTCTGCTTTAGATTTGAGACCAACCTTGTAAGACTCGAGAGCGGACTCGACTGCAATTTTAGTCCGGTCAGCCTCTCCTGATTCAAGCTCACTGTATTTCTGTTTCCATGAAGCAAGTTCATCACTCAATGTTTTCTTTTCCGATTCAAGAGCCTTGATAGTACTCTTGAGCTGTACGTTTTCAGAGACGGACGACTCGAACGCCTCTACAGATACGGCGGGTGGACCGCCTCCGGTGTTGGTTGTCATAGTATCCTCTATAGATGGATATTTTGATGCAAGAATAGCAGCTAATTCAGGACGTATCCCAACCCCCATTTCAGGGGTAGCTGCTGGATTATACGGAGTTGTGACAATCGTGCAGCCAGTCCCGTATCCCTTGACTACATCGTTTGAATTCTTGCGAAATTCGATAGGTATGCATTCTTGAGACAGTCCGCGGAAATCTTCTGAATAAATCAGGCTCATAAGCCATTCAGGAAGCCCGGAAAAAGAGCAGATAACAAGGGATTCGGCTGCGTCATATTCTATATCGTGGATTGTAGCCTTAACCCAATCGTGGTTATTTTCGTGGTTGATGGAAACTAAGCCGCCTTCCCACGTTTTATAGTCCCTCGAGAGGAATTCACTGGTGAGGGTGGCTTCGTCTCCGAAAATAGAATAAGCATGTTGGCCGGCTTTGGCTATGGCCATGCGGATGTCTCCGTTTTCGAGTTTTTCAGGAGCAAAGGAGCGTAAGGGCTCGGTGATGAAATGTTTAGGAGGATCAGAAGTACAACTAATGTTTGTCGACATACACGGAAAAAAGTGAAGAAGATATAATAAGGAAAATTAAAAAGTCAATTATCCCCCACTAAAGTAGGGGGCCTGTAACTAACTTACAATTGTTAACGCCGTTAACTGTTATAAAATTAACTGTATAATATTCTGAATATGAAAAAAGGATAAGCTCAAAAAAGGTATCTCTCTATATCTCTCTATTATATTATACTTATACGTAGTAGTATAATTATTAATTAGAGATATAGATAGATCGTTTTTTGGAGTGGAAATATAGGTAATTTAAAAAAGAGAAGTACAAAATCGAACTAATTCTAAGCCTCTACATTCAGCGATCTATACAAGCCTAATGCAATCCCCTTGGTGGCGTGAATTAAAGCTTATCTGTGACAAGATGTGAAGCCACCGGGAACACTCCACCCAACACCCAAGCACCTAAGAAATAATATTCAATTCCAAAGAGAACTATCCAGAAAAATGGATTATGCAAGGTCTTACGATGCCCGAAGAGTTTGTTAATTGTCCAGCCAATTACGCTTAAACGTTTTGTTGCTCTCGAATGGGTGTCTACGTCAGGGGTTACATAGTAAGTATTCCAGATCCATTTTAAAACAAAAAGAATTGAGAATGTTGAAGCAGCGTGATAGTAACCGAGTAAAAAAAGAGTAGGAAATAGAGCAATGAGGTTGAGGGTTTCATGCTGTTTTCCGTTCATTCAAACATTCCTAAAGATGTCTCTTCTCTCTTGATAATCTTGCATAGACTCTTCGGTATCCATGACTCGCCGCCTTTCACAAATGCAATCCTATAAGCTTTCTCAGTTTCATCTATAAGCATTATTTCACTTTTTTGTAAGTGAGCGAACCCATTTTTTTCTGCAAACCATGTACGCACTTCGAGTTCATGCCGTGGGTATTCTTCAGATTGAATAATTGAAAGTTTCATTTGTTTTCTGTCTCCTTCGGGCAGTTCTCCTTTCTGCAAGCTATCCCATACTTCTTACATTGTCCCTCGTAAGTGTCGAAATCCGGACATGATGGGTTGTAAGTGTTTTCGTTTTCCCAGGTCATGGTTATCCCTCAACTACCGGAGTAGAAGCAAACAATCTGTCCTCACACACTACAACAAGCGGGAAATCCTTCAAATACATATACCCCTTGACCGGATACAATTCCGTAATTATTTTAGCGCATCCCATCCAAGTAGGATACTTCGCTTTTATCTCCTCCGAAAGTTCAGGAATCAACTCTAATTTATCAATCCATGATGCTCCGGTTTTGAATACTTTCCGGAATGAATCCAACGAGTCGAACTCACATAAATTATTTTTCCAGTTGCGTTTTACTTTTACACCGTTCATAGATAATCATATGCGGGGAAGGGTATTTTTTGGGGTCAATGAAAATAGGTTTGTTATCGTCTGACATTACCAAACTCTCCTTGCTTTTTTGATACTCCTTTGCATCTCTTTCGAGTTGTTT